CATCATCTAAGATTGCAACTTCCCAGATACTACCTCCCTGGCTTCCATATGTTCTATCTCCAGGAAGTTTAAGTTTTCTTCCTCTATAATCATATTCAACAACATACAAATTGTTCTGTGGCATAGATACCGCCATTGTTTGGAAAATATTAAATCCGCCTCCGTATGGGAAATTTCCAGTTACTCGGAAGCGATTTTTTCTAGTACCACCAGAAAAGTTTGTTTTAAAATCATTTATTGATTGAGCCATTTATTTCTCCATTAGCCAGTGAAATAATCGTAAGTTAATTTGACGGAAAAGGTATTATATATTTGAGAACTCATATCAAATTCTACTGGACCAACTAGTGCAGGAAAACACCCTCTCAAAACCATAGTTTTTAAAGTGTTTCCATTGGTATCAAGATGTCTTATCGTCCAATCGGTTTTTAAATCTCTAAATGCATCAGATGATGACGAATGAACATTGGATACATGGGAATTTATTCTTTTATGCCATTCTTGAAATGAATTCCATAATGATTTTTCGGTATCATCCAAAATTGCTATATCCCAATCTCTATACGATCTATCTCCTGCATAGTGAATAAGTCTACCTCTATGCGGAATTGATATTCTTCCTAAATCTGATGGTGGTAAAGATGCAGATAGAATATGATAAGTTGATATGTTATTAGGAACCCCTCCTGGCCAAGAAGCAGAAACTAAAAATCTGTTTCTTCTAGTACCGCCTTTAAAATTTGAAATGAAATTCGTAATAGATGCCATGTATTATGTAGTAAAGCTCAATTCAACAAAATTTATACTTTGTGATGGCTTTATTGACACATCTACATTTACTCTTCTATTGATATAATCAGTTTCATTATTATTTGAAGAGTCACAAACTACAATAAAATCATCTATTCCAGAATTGGCTTTTGCAAATTGTAGATATTGCTCTATTCTAACTTTGATTAAATTTCTAGTTGCCTCATCATTAAATTCAAATAATGAACTATTTAACACATATTGAATATTACTAACCACATCAAAAATTAAATTAGAATAAGAAATTGATTGTTTTAGAGGATAAATTGTCCCAGTATAACCAGAAACATCGCTATTGATATAGAAAGATTTAATATTATCAGTTCCAAATATTTCAATTGGTAAATTTATACCTTTATCGTAAACGGATTCAAGATCGTTTAAGTTCGATGGTGTTGAGGGAACTATTCCTTCTTTTGGGGAGGTTGCTGTAAGATTTTCAATAGCCTCAAAATCTTGATTGAGTATTTTACCGCGAACATAACCAGCTGGTGGTAGCCAAGGTATACTATTTAAACTTCTAGAAAAACATCCAATCGCATCGGACATTAATGGTATTGGAACTATTTTTTTATCACTTACTACATTATTTGATCGATAATACCAAAATTTTCTTTTTAATCCGGCTACTGAATATGTTAAAACTTGAAAATCTTCATCATTAAAAATTCTAAGATTTAATTCATTTAATGCAATAGAACTTATAATTTGATTAGAATTTACATAACTCTCTTCAAGCAATCTATTTGATTTATTAAAACAATTAAAAATAACTGGACATCTTTTTTCTTTTATAATTGTTTTAAAATTATCGGATATTGTAGTTTTTAATGGATCGTAGGAAAATGCTTTTATTTTGTTTTGATTAAAAGCTTCTTTTATTGCTGGTATTTCAGCAGTAGAGCAATTTATCAAAATTATATTAAAATTATAATGCGAACAATCAATTAAAAAGTTATTATAAAAATTTACTTTTCTAGCAGTTTGCGATCCAGTCCCAGATGGTAATACGGCCAACTCTAAAAAATCTTCAAATGTAGTAATTGATGCGGAGATTTGAGTATAATCTCCATTTTTAATTAAGTCTGTTAATTTTGTTTGCGAATCTATTTTGTAATATTTTTCATTTTGAAGTTTTAAAAAATTGATATATGTGGAATCATAGATCAATATTCCAATGTCTATGTCCTTTTTAGATTCTATTACTTCAAAATTAAATGTTAAATCATCCATTAAGATTGATTAATTACAAATCTGAACGAAACTTGATTTACTGAGAATACTGGCTTGAAGGATAGATCGACTACAATTTGTCTAGCTTCCTGTACAGAAACTGGATTGTTTGTCTCATCACAGACTATTACATATGTCGAAACCCCTCTACCCGACTTGACAAATTCCATAGTAGAAGTCAAAGCAGCTACAATCTTTGATCTTGTCTCAGCATCATTTAATTCAAACAATGCTTCTGCTACGATTGGCTTAATTTGCCTATTGATGTAGTTTATAAGTCTAGTAACACCAATTTGTTGTTTATTTGCAACGGTAAGTTCACAAGTCTTATCACCTAGTAGGAAAATTCCATCGATACCAAGAACATTATTAAATGCATTTACAAACTGACCTTGTAAATTTGTAATATCGGTATCGTCTATTGATGGGTAAAGCTTGGTAATGGTATTGACTTCGCCTCTAATAGTTCCTGCTGGAGCATACCAAGGGAAGAAACTGCTATCAGTTCTAGCAAGGCAACCAGCAGCATCAGATACCATCAAAATTGGAATATTTGCGGTTTCTCCACCATAAAGTCTTGCTCTTTCTTTTCTACCAATTACAGAAAAAATATTATTATCGAAGGTAGATCCGCTTACACCAGTAATACCAGTAAGGCCAAAAAATCCAGAACTTGAAAAATTTATTGGATATAATCCAGTAGTTCCATTATGAAATTCAAATGAAGATCCAACAATTCCAATGACATCTTCAAATAGATTTACTAAATTAACTACTTCGTTAAATTTATCTGCTCTCTCGTAGAAAGCAGAATCAATCTTAATATTTGATGCAGCAAGTGAAGTAGCACCAGTTGCTGCAATTAAAATTCCACCGTATTCAAGATAATTCAAAGCTGAATGCAGTTCTCTATCAAGTGTAGAACCACCAGTAAATCCTTTTTCAATAGTACTGGAAGAAAATCCGCTTGAAGTTCCTGCAAGAACCGCAGAATTAAATTCCGCAATTAATTCTTGTGGGGAGTTATATTGTTTATATGCTGGTATTGGAGAATCCCCTTCAGTCAATTTTTGCATGAAAGAAGCACCACACATAAAAACAGAAACATGGGAAGATCCCTGTGATTGTACTGCGCCTGATAAATTTGGTGAATTTTCTGTAATGTTAATTTGTGGCATATTTTATTCCTGCGTGAACCAAAGGGTGTCTGAATCTTTGAATACATTGTCTAATTTGTCTGGACCAACAAAAAAGGTAGTATTTTCTTCTTCCTCCTGCTCGCTTTTATTTATGATTTTCTTTTTCTGTAGGTCAATAATCTCTTCGAAGTAACCCTGACGAGTTAGCCATCCAAAAAGAACCAAACACATAACCAAATCGTCTGTATAACCATCATCTGCACAATGTGTCTGATGTTTTGAAACAAATGTCATCAATTCTTGAATAATATCAAAATCTCTGACCAAGAGTCTATCTTGCTCAATTAAATTTTTTAGAACTGCACAACCCAGTTTTTTGACCGCAGAGCTGGTTCTTACGCCTCTTTGTTTTGTTCCACGACCGAATCCCAAGGTTACTTTTTGTCCTGCACGGCCCATCATCTGAGTCTGAATGATATTTTCATACTCATAATCTTCGTGCATGGCATCGGCAATCTGACCGCCGATGTCGTTGACTTCAATCAGTAAGTGTGCATTATTGTATTTTATTGCCAAATTGTAAAGTTCCGGCGGAACATCAAAAGGCGATATAAGATTATTTCTATACCTAGCCACGACCTTATGGGGCTTTTCGGTGGAATCGACTACGACCATAGCCGTATAGTCTCTTCCTTGACCTCTGGCGACATCTACCATGATGAAGTATACATGACCCTCAACTGGCTCTTCGTAGATGTAAAGACCCCCTGGCTCCTTTGCTAGTGGTTTATCAAACTGAAGCAAATTTAGCTTGCTGGCACTGATGAGGGTATTTGAAGAACCAAGGAATGAACATTCAAACTCCTGCTCAAACTGCTGTTCGCTGGTCTGGGCAATCATCTGCTGCTTCCATTGCTCGTCGCGCAGAGGCCCACCAGCGTACTTAGGAACCTGTCTCCAAGACACCTCTATGGGTATGTACTCGTTCTTGCCCTCCTCTCCCTGCTTCCTTGTAGCCCCCTTCCAGAAGGAATAGAACATATTCAGTCCGTTTGGAGTAGATACCATGAATACCTTCGTGGTTTGACCGGAGGTAATTGTAGGGTAAACTGAACTGAAGAACTCTTCTGCTATGTTTTGAGAGACATGGGCAAATTCGTCCAAGAAGATGAGGTTGAACGATCCACCACGAACTGCTGATGAGGATGTGGCTGATGCCATGACCTTTGAACCATTCTCTAGCTGAATGGATGTCTTGTTCCATTCGATGATACCTTGCTGAAGCCACTTGGGAAGATACTCATAGGCCAGACGAAGACGGCCAAGAATTTCTCTAGCAGTATTCATCTTGTTAGCCAGAATACCAACGCTCATGCTCTGGTTGAAAAGAATATAGTGAAGAATGAATGCAACAATCGTTGTGCTCTTACCAGACTGACGCGGCAGTTTAGCAATAAGATAACGGTTATTATGCATCTTATTGATCATGTCCTCTTGGTAATCATACAAATCAAAAGGAACAAGACCTTTATCAAGAGATACTACCTTGACATATTTCTTGATAAAATAAATGGGATCTTGAGAGCAACGAACATATTCCCGAATCTGTTCTTCGGTAAAGTCAATCTTTACTCCAGCTTCTTTTAAATTTGGATTACCTAAGTAACCCTTAAATTTCCTTGACATCCTCTACCACCTTCGCATCAATCATTTCTATAGCTTTATTCTTGCTTCTTTCAGGATTAATTAGATCCTGTAAATCACTAGTAGAGCCTATGAAGAATGAATTATTATTAGTTGTTTTAATAGTAGTCTTATTTGCTTCGTTCTTTATCTTTTCAAGATCTATTAGATCTTTATTAATCTCAGACATTGTTTTCAGCATTTGAGTTACCACTTCGTATGCTCTTGGAGAATCGCCTTCAGTCGCAACTTTCATTATGCCCTCAAGAGCAAGCTTTGACTTCTCAATGATGTCGTACATATTGCGCTTGGCATATTCAAAATCCTTTTCTGGGATTTCTTGAATTTCTTTGCTAGCGTTTTCTGTAGGTTTTATATTAAAAAATTCATTTAGTTCATTCATAATTAAGTACAGACACTTATTGTGTTTATATTTGCTGGGAATGTTGTGCTTACTTGGCCATTAGAAATTTTAAAATAATATTTTGGTTTTTTCTGATAATCTAACAGTATAATTTCTGGAATGCATGGCACAGTATCATAGGGACTTTCTTTTATATAAACGGCTAATTGTTTAGTAAAATAACCAACATCAGCTTGAGTTAAAGTCAAAGTATTGGCTAGAATTCTTATAGAACCAATAGATTGCTTAGTTATTTCATCATAAAGTAAAATACTTGTAAAATCTTCAGTTACATTATTTTCAGTCCAAGTAAAGTTACTTATAAATGTAGGATCTGAAGTTCCGGTCAAAGCATAAGTTTGATTCAAATAATTAGGATTTAAAATTATATTAGATGTTTGAGAATTTAATAAATTACCATATGTTGTATCATCTGGATCTTCATCGATATTGAAAGTAAAAGTGGAAATAGAAGATCCAGATTTTATCTCTCCAAACAAATAACTAGATACCGCAAAATTTATAGTGCCTATTGTGGTCCTCTTCGACCCAAAACTACCCTCATGATCATCTAATATTTTGATGTCACGCATAGAAATCGGAACATTTATATTTTTATGAATTTCATTAAAATTTAATCTGATATTAAATTCTGGATTGAAATATGATGATACTTGTTCTATTATTTGAAATATTTCATCCAAATTTCTAGTGTAAAAATATAAATTCATCGAAACAGAAATTGGCGTTTCGGCAAATGTTTTATATGTTGTAGTTTCTGCTGTTTCTTCGTCTGTTTCTGAAGTAGAAGCTACTCTAAGCTTATTTCTCTTTCTATTATTATCATAAACAATACCATTTATATCAAAACTCAAATATGGTAAATTAATTTGTGTTTTTACATTATCGCTAATAGAAGAATTTTGCTCCAATCTTCGTAAAAACTTTTCCTTTGAAGAAAAAGTAATTGGAACTTTATATTTTTCTTCAACTCCTGTTGTGTCATTTTTTCTTGTAATATAGATCTCATCAAACAAAGAACCAAATGCTACAACTAATTTTCTTATAGATTGATTATTAAATGAGTTAAACATTAGTAATTACCCTCTGAGAAAGGATCTACATCAGTAAAATTAATTATAGGATCGTCATATTTACTACCAGATCCAGTAAATCCGCGCTGATAATCAAGAGGTGGAACTTCACCTTCGGCATCTTGAAGAACGGTGTTAATTGTTCCATAAGAATTATTGCTGTTATAGCTCTTAATTTCAAATGTTACACCAGAAACAGAGCTTGTAAGTTGCGTTGGATTAAAGAATGATATTCCGTCTAGTGATAGCAATTCCGCCGTTAGAGTTTTTCCAGAAAGATCCAGATCCAATATTCTGAAGAAAGATGTTGTACCTGATATATTTCCTGGAACAAAGACCTTTTCTCCACGAATTGTCTGATTGAATGCAGCTGTGAAACCGTTGGCTGTAGCACCAATCAAGAAATTGTATATGGTTTGCTTGAAATTCGTAATAGCATCCACATCTTGTGTACCAGTTTCGAATTTTTCCATAGAATAAGCAAATGTTTCGCATGATAATGTGAACACATAATTTTTATCCAATTGATAAAATGGTAATTCGTGTTCGACAAAAGTAATTTCAAACATCGTCTTGGTTAAAGGAAAGTAGATTATATCTCCTTCTCTAGGACGAATAATAGTTTGATTTTTTTCTGTTATTTCTTTAGTAAATCTTTTCTTACTTACAATTAAGTTTACAGAATCTTTAATTTCAAGACCAAACTTAGTAACAACATCTGCTCCTTGAAATCCAGAAACAGACGCAACATACATCTCTATTTGATATGCTTTTGTGAATTTACTTAGAGGATCTTCACCGAATAATCTGTCAAGCTGAACATTTTCTCTCGGAATGTAATATACATTCTTTCCCATCATACGAATAATTTCAATGATGTTTGTTTCGGCAACATCTTGTTCTGTTGATTGAAATCTAAAGTATGGATTTAAAGCCATATTAACCCGTCATCATATCTGGTGGAAGTTCATATGCAGAGATGATCTGATCTTCCAGAATTTGTATTTCTCTTTCTGCTTCAGCCAATATTGTTCCGCCTCTTAATTGGACTCCACCTGGAAGGGCAACGCCATCAAATTTGGCCAAATTTTGTCCCCATTGCTTCTTTATAAGAGCAGTAAAATATTTTTTTAACATTCTATCGTTATAGATTTCTGGATATAAATCTGGATCAAGATTTACATATGCTTCTATTGCGATATAAGTGCCAGCTTTTAAAGCAGTCCAATCTGTTTCGATATAAAGTTTATTCGTTACTTTATTAAAACGAATTGTTCTTTCTGGATCGAACATCATTTCAATAAGACGAATGTATCGTTTAGTAAGATCAAAATTTGCAATAGGAGTAGAATTTACAAATCCTAGATTGGTATTGATACCATACACATCATTTAGAGCTAATTGATATCTGACATCAAATAGCTCATTAGTATTTAATGTTCCAAAAGGAAAAACTCGTATAATCGATAGGATGTCGTATCCATTTGGATCTCCTGCCGATGCTCCTACTATTGGCCCAAAGGAATTTGTATTTATATACTTATTTGTTATATCGGTTTCAGTTAATTGGTATGAGAAATATGCTCTTTCTACCCCATCAAAATGTCTTTCGGAAAAAAATTGTAGGGCATCATCAAGGCGATCCAAGGCTTGCTGATAATCGACATTTATTTCGACTACAGGTGCTCCTAGTTGCCTAAAAGTATATTCAATAAGTGATTCTTTTGAATTTGGTTTAGCCATTTAGATTATTTATGCATATTATTGCTCAATATCTTTTTGGCCCTTATCTGCCTGTAGCTGTTTTAAAATTTCTAAAACAGAAATTGGAATATCATTTATTGTTACATCAACTTTAGAAACATCTTTTACTTTCATAGATTCGATGTATTTTTTACGAGATATTGGAGACTTCCATTCATCTGGAGTACTAGGAGAATAATTTGTAAATCCTGGCATCTTGATAGGACAATTTAAAGAAGGATAGTCTAATTTACTATATTCTGCTTCGTTGCCGTTTAACCATGTAGTTTTTTTATCTCCGCAACCACATGCTCCACAATAGAATTTTCCATCAGTTTCCGATTTCATTAAATGAGAACATTGGGGCAATTCCCCACCCTGTTCTTTATTGCCGAAACAGCTAAGAACCCGTAACTGTTTCGTCATCGGTTCGACTTTTTTAGATGTTATTCCTCTAGAAATTAAAGAAATAGCATAACTCTGGACCATACTCATTCCAGACATTATAATGTTTTCAGATTTTTCTAATTTTGTTTCCGAAAATTCTTTATTTTTTTCTGCTATTTCTTTATTTTCTGCTTTTTTAGGACTATTTTTTCCGCAACCACAAGGCTTCTTTTTCATGATAAAAAATTCCTATTTTAAATAGTT